AACAAAAGACAAGTAAAATTGTCTCCATCTGAAGTTCAAATGGCTAAAAGATTAAACGTACCGCTTGGCGAGTACGCTAAATATGTTAAAAGGTAAAACTATGACAGAAGATAAAAAAGATTTAAACAGAACACCACGTTCTGCCGACACTCGAGCTAAAAAAGTTGCTCGCAAACCCTGGAGTCCACCATCAATGTTGGATACTCCTCCCGCACCTGAAGGTTATACCTACAGGTGGATCAGAGCTGAACTCGCAGGTAGCGAAGACAGAAAAAATGTAACTTCTAGGATGAGAGAAGGTTTCGACCTTGTCAGGGCCGAAGAGTTAGATGGATTTGAACTTCCTACTTTAGATGACGGTAAACATGCAGGAGTAGTTTCAGTTGGCGGTTTGCTGCTGGCTAAGATTCCTAATGAAACGCGCGAAGAAAGAAACTCCTACTTTGAAGGTCGTGCGCTTACACAGCAAGATGCTGTAGACAATGATCTTTTAAGGGAATCAGATCCAAACTCTCCAATCTTGAATCCGGAGAGGTCAAGCAAAGTAACTTTTGGAGGTGGTCAACGCAGTTGATCATCAATTTTATTAATTTTAAATAATATAGGTAACTTATTATGGCTAACAAAAATGCCCCATTTGGAGCAAGACTTGTAGGCAAATTAGGTTCTGGTGTCGCTAATGGCGGAACAACAGAATATGAAATTGCTTCAGGTGCTTCAGGGAATATTTTTTCAGGCGATATAGTAAAAATGCTCAATACTGGTACTATTTTAGTAGCAGGTGCAGGTGATGAACCGCTAGGTATTTTTAGAGGATGTAAGTTTACTAATAGCAGCGGAGACGTTGTTTTTAGTTCTCATTTTCCTGACGGAACTGTATCGACTGATATTGTAGCATTCGTAGAAGATGACCCTAATGCTGTATTTGAAATTCAGAGTGCCGGTTCTCCAGCGCAGACTGATGTAGGCTTGAATGCAGATATTTCTTATACCGCTGGCTCTACCAAAACTGGTATGTCAGCTATGGAACTATCTGGAACAACAGCCGCAACAACTGCGACTTTCAGAATCATGGGCTTTTCCTCTGATCCAGATAACAGCACTACAGGTTCAGCTAACGTGAATGTTATAGTTAAGTTTAATGAGCATTTCTATGTTGATCCTACAGGAGTTTAATCATGGCAATAAATAGGTCGCAATTAGCGAAAGAATTAGAGCCAGGCTTAAACGCCTTGTTCGGCATGGAATATGCTAGATATGAAGCAGAGCATGCAGAAATCTTTGATACAGAGAGTTCTGATAGAGCGTTTGAAGAAGAAACTTTAATCGTTGGGTTTGGTAATGCTGAAGTAAAATCAGAAGGTAGTGGAGTCAGATTTGACAACGCTAACGAAGGTTATACTTCTCGTTATACTCACGAGACGGTTGCTTTAGCATTCGCACTAACAGAAGAAGCTGTTGAAGATAATCTGTATGATCGTCTAGGTGCTAGATACACTAAAGCACTAGCTAGATCTATGGCTAATACAAAGCAAATCAAAGCTGCGTCTGTATTGAACAATGCGTTCTCTACAACAGGCGGTGATGGCAAAGTATTAATCGCTACAGATCACCCGCTAGGCGGAGGTGGTTCTTTAGCAAATAGAGCTACAACTATGGCGGATCTTAATGAAACTTCTCTTGAAGATGCATTAATTAATATCTCTACATTTACTGATGATAGAGGTCTTAATATTGCACTAAGAGGAATGAAATTAATTGTTCCACCTCAGTTGCAGTTTGTTGCTGACAGACTCTTACAAACCCCAGGGAGAGTAGGAACATCTGACAATGACATTAACTCTATTAGAAATCAGGGAATGATTCCTGATGGCTATGTTGTAAATCATTATCTAACAGATACAGATGCTTTCTTCTTGAAAACAGACTGTCCTGATGGATTTAAGTATTTTGAAAGATCTCCAATGCAAACTGCATTAGAAGGTGATTTCGATACTGGAAACATGAGATACAAAGCTAGAGAAAGATATTCATTTGGATATTCTAACTTCAGAGCCGTGTTCGGTTCTCAAGGAGCTTAATGAACGATTGATTGTAGCGTTTATAACTCAACTACAATTAAGAAAGGGAGCCTCGGCTCCCTTTTTCTTGCGACATTTATATTTCAGGTGTAAACTAAAATTGGTTTAAAATTAATTAGCTTGATGAGGGCCGTTTACGGTTTCCATTAATACAAATATAAGGAGTTCAAAATGGCTAATCCACATTTCCAAAACTTAATACTAAACGCAGGTAATAGTGCGTCAACTAAACATAAGAAAGATCTTCCTATGTTCCAAGTAAATCCGTCTAGTTCGTTGTTTTATCAATATTCAAATGATTTTATGACTTACGCTTCTGGAGATTTTACAATCACTACAACTGAAGCAGGTACAGGTTCAGCTACAGAAGCTCTAACCTCTGGAGCTGGCGGTCAACTTTTGCTTACTAATGCAGCAGGTGATAATGATTTAGACTTTTTACAGTTAAAAGGTGAATCATTTTCTTTAAGCAGCAGTAAAAGAGCTTTTTTTAATGCCAGGTTTAAAGTAAGTGATGCAACACAATCTGATGTTGTAATAGGTCTACAGATAACTGATACAACACCTCTTGCTGTTTCAGATGGTGTTTATTTCATGAAAGACGATGGTGATACAAACCTAGATTTTCATATAGAAAAAGACGGTACTGATACTACTACAGCAGCGGTTACTACTTTAGCTGACGATACATTTGTTGATGTTGGTTTCTTTATAGATCCTAATACTTCACAAGTATCTTACTTTATAGGTTCTGCTACTCCAGTAGGTGTAGTTAATACTAACTTGCCAGATAATGAAGAGCTAACCGTATCTTTTGGTATTCAAAATGGTGAAGCAGCAGCTAAAACTATGACAATTGATTACATAAACGTAATCTGCGAAAGATAGGAGTAGATAATGGCAGATGCAGTTACATCAACAACAATACAAGATGGTAATAGAATAGCTGTTATACAGCTAACTAACACATCAGATGGTACTGGTGAAAGTGCAGTTACAAAAGTAGATGTTAGTGCTTTATCTGCTAATACTGCTAATGGCCAAGCTTGTACTGGAGTTAAACTTGGCAGAATTGTTTATTCAACCTTTGGTATGAGTGTCAAACTTTTATGGCATGCGACTACCAATACTATTTGTTGGGATCTTAATTCAGACTATACGACAGATGAAGACTTTACAGGCTTTGGCGGTATACAAAATACTGCTGCTGCTTCTGGTAAAACAGGAGATATAAAGCTTACTACTACGGGTCATGCTAGTGGAGATTCTTACGTTATAGTTTTAACTTTAATTAAAGAATACAGCTAAGATGAATGGCTGAATACAAAGGCAAAACAGTAACTCTTAACCGACCAAGGGCTATCTCACAAGGTAGTCCTGGTTATGGTAAAAAACGTAAAGAAGTTTTTGTGAGAGGATGTAGTAGCGAAAGTTCTAGAGTCAAACGTATAACCTTTGGTGATGCCAAGCTTGGTATGCACAAAGACAGTAAAGCAAGAAAGAAATCTTATTGCGCTAGAAGTGGTGGAATGGGTGGTACTACAGATAGATGTAGTGCTAATTATTGGGCTAGAAAAGACTGGGATTGTTAATGGCTAAGAAAACAGAACCCAAAAGAGATGCTTGTTACAAATATGTAAGTGAAAAAATGCCTGAGAATTCTGCATACAGATCTGGGCATATGGTCAAATGTAGAAACGCTGGCGGCCCTAGTAATTACCGTATGGGTAGCGACAGGCAAAAAAAATCTGGCGGAGGCCCTGTTACAATACGCGGACAAGGTGCTGTTATGACTAATAGATTAAGGTAATGGCTAAGAAAGAAACACTTAAAGATTGGTTTTCTAAAAATGACGGTAAAGGTTGGATTGATTGCAAAACAGGCAAGCCTTGCGGTAGAAAATCTAAAACAAACACTAAAAGACCTTATCCTGCGTGTAAACCTACAAAAGCAGAATGCACGTCAGCAGCTAAAAAGAAAACAGGACCAAAGGCAATTAGTTGGAAGGATGGCAGAAAAAAAGCAGCAACTGGTGGACCAATTACAAGTAGAGGCCAGGGAATTGTAATGGCCGCTAGATTAAGATAAGGTGATATTATGACTAAATTAAAAAACCCAGAAAAAGCTGATTTGAATAAAGATGGCAAAGTTGATTCTTATGAAGAAAACAGAGGTATGACTATCGAAAAATCTATGAGGAAACAGAATCGTGTTAAACTTGCAGGAGGTGGTTTTATAGCTAAAGGTTGTGGAGCCGTTATGAATGATAAAAGGAAAGTCACAACAATTTCTTAGGAGTATTATATGAAAGGTAGTAAAAAGCTTAGACACCAACTTAATTCAAAGCCAGCTAAAAAAGTTCCGGCTAAGAAAAAACCCGTAAAAAAAGGTAAAAAATAATGGCTAAATATAGTTCAAAAGGCAATAAAAAAATGATGAAGTCAAAGGGTAACGCCGTTATGAAGAAATCTAAAGGCAATGCCGTTATGAAGAAATCTAAAGGTAATGCTGTAATGAAAATGTCAAAAGGTGGATCTGTAATGGCAGGTAATGCCAACAGAAGAAGACAAAACATCAAATAATTAGTGGCGTATTTATATAATAATATCCCACATTTTAAATGTTGGGTAAGAAGAGAGTACACCCATAACCACGAAAAATACCACGGTGAATTTATTCATGCAATGGCAGTTGGTGTTACAACAATGCCGACTAGGTGTTTAAGTTTTCATGTAATTTTTACCGGAGAAGAATCTAATTGTGAAGATTGGGAAGAAGGCAACATACATGGGGGTGCTATGTGGGCCAGAATGCCAATTACAGGATTAGTTGCAGATACATTAGTTGAAG